TTACGTCGCATCTACAATTCCACCCATTTTGAGGCGTGTACTGGTTCCAAAAAGGATCGTCTACTGGCTTAGTTACTCTGTTTAGTTTTTGGTGGCTATCTCTAACCCGCTCGTCGTTGGCCGTCCTATATTGCAATAGTGGGAAAAGTTCCTTTTCGTCCTCTATTCGTTGCCACTTTTCAGCTACTTGCCCCTGAGCCTTTGCCGTGTTTATTTCTGTTCTTAACCAGTTCTCGTTGTAAGTGCCGAAAACCTCGCGCGCCTTTTCTTTATACTCTTTAAAGCTCCTAGGGTTGCCCTCTGAGTCTAACAAAAACGCGCTCATATCTTGGACCTGTTGGAACGTCTTAGCGCCCGAAAATATAAAGGCGTTGTTTCTCATTGCCTTAACGTAGCCTAAATTACTAAGCTCCGTTAATTGCGTACCCGTAGCTAACCCCTCGTAAAGCCCCTTAGTAATTCTATTACCTAGCTCTAAATAAAGAGACTCGGGTAATTTTTCCAGGGTATAAAGTCCCGTGTGTACGCCCGTAATGATCTTATTAATAAAATCCTCGTCCCATTCCTGGGGCGGCGTGTCCTCAAAATCTAACTCATTGCAAATGTCGCAGCTATGCGCGTCTATGAAAGTCTCTAACTGAGTCGTTAAAAGAGTTTTTTTTTTAATGCTATTCTCTAGCTTTTCCGGTCCTCCCTCTGGGTCCTTGTCCTCTGGGTCCTCTGTCTCGTCTATAGGAGTGTTATAGGTTTCTGTAAAATATTCTTTCGGTACGTTAAAACCGTTTTTAACTAGCTCTATATCAATTGCAAATTGTTGCTCCTTAGTTAGTGCCTCCGTGTCATCAAAACACCATTTTCCAGTTATACCGAAATTGTGGTAGGTGTTTAACCACGGGATTAAATGCTTATTAACTAAATCCTCTATAAAAAATGCGTCGTCCTTGCTTAGTGCCGTCGTACTTCTTTCATGGACTTCGGACTGGCTACGGCTACTACCGTCGTCCGTTGTCATTGTAGAGCCTAAAATTAATTTACTTAACTCGCTGTTTGATCTCTCTATTAGCTCGTTAAATACCTTAAAAGAGTCCGTTTTAGAGTCTCTAATAAATTCGAGTGAGTCGTCCGTATCAAATACCCCAAAGGCGTTGCGGCCCATGTTTTCCAACATTTCGTACATATTGTCCCTTAGCTCCTCGTCCCTTACGTTGGTTTTTCCTAATCTAAAGGGGCTACCGAAAAGCTCCGCAAACTCTGTCCAACTGCCTAACGCCGTTTTTTTGTATATCACAATAGGCGCGGCCTTCATCAATAAGCCGTGAGGGTCTGCCGCTCCGACTGAAAAAAGCCAAGGTTTATAAACGCCCTTATTATACGGGATTAAATCCGTATTGTCATAAGGGGACCGCCTAACGCTGTCTTTTTGTGGCAATACGTATTCTCTCCTAAAACTTTTAACCTCCTTAAAGGACTTTCCTACTCTGTCCCCGAACTGTATTAAACTATAACCGTAAAATTTTGACTCTAACGAAATACGTATAAAGTCCCTAAACCATAAAGAGTTAAAAATTTCCGTTTCGTCGTCTATTTCCTCCCCTTTGTCGTTTTTTACTTTATAGTCCTTGCTTAGTGTTTTTGAAATTCGCGCCTCCATTAAAGCGCTTAAATGTGAGTCTATAACTAAGTCGTTATAAACCCGGATTAAATCCACGGTAATAGGGTTAAATGGGTCCTCCCAGTTACTTACGCCTATTTTCCAGTCGTTTAACTCCTGGTTAAACCTGTATAGCTGTTGCGCTATAACCTTGTTTTTTACCTTCTTAGCTTTAAAAACGGGGGCGTTATCCTCCTCCTTTGCGTTGTTAGTCCTTTTGAAAATATCTAATAACCCCATTTTTAATAGTTTTGTGAGCCTTTTTTAGTGTCCGAACCCCAACGAATAGGCCACCCGGCTTCGTTAGCCTCGTCGATTTTATCTAAATTAACTAAAATGTTACCCGCTGCAATATCCCCTAACCATGTTTCGGCCATTTCCATTCCTTGGACTCTGCCCTCTGGTAATACGTCGGTATAAAGGCGCTCAAATAAATAGTAAATACTTAAATTAATACAATGCTTTAATAGGCTCCTATGTCTGTCCGTTCCCGTCTTTGCGAACTCTGCCGCCGTGTCTACCCTTTGCCCTATTCGCTCAGTAATTCGCTCCTCGGCGTCCTTTATTGCCTCGTCTACATACGTGTCCGTATTGTCTGTGATCTGGTCAATAGTTGACTCGTCTATATAGCGCAATAAGTCTGATTTTACTAAAAAAGCCATTAATTAAAAACGTTTTCGCGGTTTTCTTAACCCAAAGATAGGTTTTTTTACTATATCCGCCTTTAAGAATCTTGTAAATTGTGGTTTAAATATTTCGATATGTAGGTAGTCGTTAGCGTCTGAGGTGTGGCCGTAACGCTCGTATCTAACCCCGCTGTCCTTGTCTGTGGCCTTTTCCTTATGCTTTAAGCCGTCGGCCCCCTCTTTTAAATATAAATAGTCCGCTACTGAGTTCGTACAATTTTCCCCAATAGATATAGAAACGCCGTCCACTCGCCCCGCGAATACCTCGCTAATAAATTCGCCCCTACTCTTAACTCCTGGGTTTCTACTTGGCAACCTCAGTACGGGCCTAAAGTCTTTAAGGTAATTCATGGCCAAAGTGAAAAAGTTTTCGCCTTTCTCTAGTTTTGTATCCTGTTTTTTGCTCGTCCTATCCCCGTAAATAAATAACCCCTCTTTGTGGTTGCTGTAAATCCTAGCGAACTCCTCACACGTTGCCCGGAGGGTGTTTTTAGGGTTCTTTAAACATATTTCGTTGATCTGTCGCGCCTCTATTCCCTCGGGTGTTGTCTTTACCTGGTGGACCGTGAGCGTTAAATATGGGTTAACGTTCTCGTCTAACGAAATATGAAGCGGGAGCCTCTCGTTGTATTCTAAAGGCATAACACTAGCAAGGTTAAAAGACTTGTAAAAACGCGCTCCGACTTCCTTATTACCCCAAAGGCCTAAAGTATAAACACCGTAATAATACGGGGACGTCCTTTTAAAATCCTCATACGTGGCCGCAATGGAGGCGGGTAAATATGGATTATCTTTGTAAGTTGAGTGAATCGACGTATAACTATAGCGGACCGTCTCGCCCTCTAGTTCTGTCTCTATTGTATGCCTAAAATTTTTATCATTTGTATGAGTAAAAAAGCGCTTATGAATCCAAAATTCTGCAAAGTCGGGCGTATCGCTCTCAGGGTTAAAAGAAAAAATTTCCTGTAAATATTCCGCCTTGCTACTCCTTACCGTTGTCGAAACCGTGTTAAAATCCTCCTCCGTGATCTCGTTACCCTCCTCGTACCAAACAAAAGAGGGGTCCTTAATAGATTTTATTTTCTCGGCCTTATCCAGGCCCCGAGCTATTAACCTGTTACCGTTAACGCATTTAATTGATACCGGGGACGTCCTAAACTCAAATAAAGGACTTAGCCCTAAATCCTCAATAGTTTGTTTTATACTGTCAAATTGCGACTCCTTAATAGTGTCGTAAACCTTCCTAACTAATATTCCTTTAAAATAGGAGGCGGTTAGCATCATATAGATAATCTTCATAACTGCCGCGTGAGTCTTACCGGACCCACGGCCACCCCAAAGTAGTATAATCCTATCTTTATTACTGTAGAGCTTTCTAAACGGCTCGTTAACCGTCTCCCCGAAGTCTGGTAACTCTACCTCGTACACTATTCTCCCGGCTTTTTAATTGACACCTTAATAGTGGCCTTGTTGCTCTCGTCTTTGTTGAATGCTCCAACGTGTCGCGCTAACATTTCCAGGGCTTTAATTTTGTCTTTACTGTCGAACTCCATAGAGTAACCCTCTACGCCGTTCTCTTTTTTTATAAATCCTATTTTAGCTAACTCGTTAACCACGTTGTCCGCTGTTACCTCGGTCCGCTCGTTTCTTTTCTTCATTAGGCGGGCTATTTCGTCCTGTAGATACGGTTTTGACAAGTTCTCACTGCCTACTTGTCTCGCCGTCTTCTCTGAATACCCGGAGGCCTCCGCCGCCCTTGTAGCGTTAAAGTCTATAATGTACTCTTTACAAAATACCTTTTGTTTATCTGTTAATTTTGTTTTGCTCATTTCTTACCGCTTTTACTTGTCCCGTTACTATCGAATCCTACTAAATTAGGGGCCGAAATAGCTCGCTCCATTTCTTCCCCGCAAATATCACATTTAACCGCGTCTTTATAACTCCTAACAATTTCGTCGAGCTTAACGTTACCGCAATTACATGAATAGTCAAATATAGGCATAGTTATAAAGATAAGTATTTTAAAATAAACTTTTGCACGTCCTCCACGTTGTCCGCCCATTCAACACAATTACCCGCGGTTTTTAGTCGGTCCATTTGCTTAACCTGGGCCGCCTTTGGTTTCTCTCCTGGTTTCTTTAACTCAATATAAAGAGCGCCGAAGCCTCCACGCGGTAAAGCTAGGGTTAAGTCTGGGTTTCCCTTAATTAATCCTAACGCGATCAACTGAGCGCCGTTTATTGCGTTTCTGGGGTTGTTATAGTTGTGATATAGTAACCCTCTATAATCTGGGTATGAGTTCCAAAACCATTTTACTATTTCGCTTTGTATTTTTGCCTCGGTCATGGGTTCAAAGATAAAAAACAAAAAGGTAACAGGGTGGTAACAGACTAAAAAAAGGGTTTGTTACCTCTGTAGCCCCCGCCGTTACTGGGTTTTAACAGAGGTAACAAAGTTTACAGAAAATTAGGGTCTTTAAATATATATATATATACGTGTGTTTTTTTTGGGCGCTGTGAAAAATATTTTTTTTGAATTTACTCCTGTATATAGGCCTTTAACTCTGTTACTCTGTTACCTCCTCTATAATCGGTTAGTGTTCAATTAGTTAGAGGTAACAGAGTGGTTTTAAAACTCTGTTACTCTCTGTTACTCTGTTACCTTTAACCCTCTGATTATTAAGGTAAAACAAAAAAGAGGCTAAAAAAGCCCCTTTTTATCAAAAAGTTATTAACAAAAAAATTAGAAAGGAAAATCCTTTTTTTCCGGTTTTTCGTTTTTATTTAGCTCCGCCGCGTTTTTCTCAGGGTCTAACGAAATTACCCCGTATAACCTTTGATTTATCCCAAACATTTTAACCTGTTTTTGTTTAAATCCTAGCGCTTTTAATTCCTGTCCTATCTTCCATATACTTATTTTTTGCCCCGTGTCGTGTTCTATTTTCGTTTTTATTTGCGTGGCTGTCATGTACTCGATTTTATCGTAGCCGCTTTTTTGCTCCGGGGTTTTATAGAAGTTACTAATAAGCTCCGCCTCCTGTCTGATTTGCTCAAACTCTCCCGTGTTTTTATTTAACTTCTCTACGTCCTCCGTTGTTAATTTCCAGTCGTAGCCATTAATATACTCCTGATATGCCTCTATAAATAAGTCCTTTTTATTTATAGCGTTATATTTTTTATGATCTAAACTAATAACGTTAATAGGTATAATTCTCCTGTTTCCTGTAGGGTCGTTTAACACTAACTCATCGTTAGAGGTCCCACATAATACCGCTAAACGTTTTAACCTAACGTTTTTACGTCCGTACGGCTCCCTAAGTGTAAAATAGTCCTTACTCGTTAACTCCTTTAATCTCTTAGCCTCCTGTTTAGACTTCCCGCCTAACTCATCGTCCATAATCATTAACTTTTGAGTCATTAAAATCTCGTCGTCCTTCCCGGCGTCTAGTTTGCTCTCTGCGTAATAAGGTTTAAAGGCCTCAGGTAATAACCTCCTAAACCACTCCGTTTTTCCTGTGTTCTGTCCTCCTGTTAAAACTAATAAAAGGGGGCTGTGTTCTTTAAAAATAGAGGCTATAATACCTACCAACCATTTTTTAACAAAAAGGTATTTGTAAGAGGGGTTAACGTCGTCGAATTTAAAACCCGTGTCCGTTTCTATTGTCTCGGCTAATTGATCTATTAGCCCCGTTTTTTTCTCGTTGCTGTTAAGCTCTAAAAACTCGATTAAAGGGTTATAGTCTGGGACAAAGTCGGAGGCTATTAACCTCTCTACTAATTCAAACGGCGTTTTATTATCTACTATCCTCTTGACCTGTAAAAAAACCGAGTTTATAAATACAGTGTCTACCTCCTCGCCGTTGTTTTCTATATACCTAGTAACCTCGTTTCGTTTTAAGTTATAGTTATTATTTAGGAATAGCTCTACTTTTTCTAACTGGGTTAAATCCTCGGTTAGTCTTAAATCTGTTTTCGAGTCGTAAACCTTGTTAACTATTTCGTCGCTTTCCTTCTCTGTTATTCCGTCTATTTTGGTTAACATTTCTTTAACCGTCTCCGCGCTACGTCCTCCTCTTTTCCCTTGTTTTGCCGCCGCTACTATGTGCATAGTTTTCCTACTAACTAAACTTAAATTAGCCTCTTTAGCGTAATAAAACAGGGTAGCAATTTTAACCCCGGACCCGTCGGACTTAACGCAATGAGTATATTGTTTATCGCATTTTTGCGGGTCGTAACCTTCCCCTAGTGAGCTAATGGCGTGGTAGTATTGTCGCCCTCCCTCTCCATATTCCGAGGCTAAGGCGAAGCCTATTTCTAACCATATATCGTAGGACCCTCTAGTTAGGTCTACCCCTCTCTCGTTTATTTGTTCAATTAAAAAAACTATATCCTCCTCTCCTGTAATTATTTGAGGTAGTTTATTTACTGGGACTTTTTTCTTTTTCTTTTTTATTGGTTTAAACGTTTCGGCGTCTTGATTAACAAATGTATCCGGGTCGTAAGATACGTAACGGGCGCGGCTAACGTCTTTGCACGCTTTGTCTAATGTAATAGAGTGCTTTTCTAAATAGTAATTCTCTAGGCTCTCGTAGCTCTCTTTATGTTTAGCCGGGTTTATTTTCACTAGTACGGCTATCCCGTTCCCACTTGCGGACCTAAAAGCCCCAAAGGTGTAAGGGTCGTCTATTACTTTCGTCCATTCGTCGTCTATGTTCTCTAGTTTATCTATATCTAAGCAAATAAAACCGGAGTGTTTAATAAGGTGGGCCGCTCCTCTTTTCTCAAAGGTCCCACTAATTAAAACGTAGGGCAAAGTCTTTTCTTTTAGTTTTCTAACCTTGTCCGGGTCTGTTTCCGCGTTTATAGGCTCTATTTTGTCCCTCCAGGTTCCTAACTTAACGTTATTTAAAAATTCTAGTATTGAGGTTTCCGCCTCTGGGGTCGTTTGTTTAATGTTATTGAAATAGTTTATTTTCATGTGTTTAGTTTTTGGGGGTTTAAAGTTAGTTTTTTTTCTCAATTATCCAACCTATTATTAAAATTAGTAGGATTAAAGCCCAGGGGAGCCAAAGGGGTAGGAATACTATAAGCCACGAAACGTCTAACGCTCCGCTAAGTTTATAGTAACCTGTTAAAATTGTTAGGGCTAAGGGGAGCCAGTAAATAGAAATTTGTTTTTTCATGTGGTAAAGATTAAAATTGTTAGTAATTCAATAAAGTAAAGTTCAGTTAGCATGGTTAAAAAACATCTTTTTGTTTGCGTTTTGTCGTCTTTTCTTTCCTTACTTTGGATTACCTTTGTTATATGAGTAATGAAATAAGAGAAGATTTTCCGGACTTGGATATTTGCACGGGGCACAATGTTTAGTTGTCCCTAATCTGTAACACAATAGCCGCTGCAATGTAAATCACTGCCAGTGATATTAAAATTATGAGTTTAGTTGTCATTTTGTTTTTTGGTTAATAACTAATTTTAAAAGCCATTAAAACGGCTTTTACTATTGCGTTAGTGTTAAGTTTGCTTAGTAGCTGTTCCATCTTCCCAACAATCTCTACAATATCCAGATACAGCACTGTACACCTTATTACCGCAACCCTCGCAAACCTTTCGCTTCGCAACACTAACACCATCTAAAACACCATTATTTTTAACTAACCGTTCGCTAATGTACTTAACTAACTCTGTGGCAACATCATCCACTAAATTAATTTTATGGTCAGGAACAAACTTCGCTAATCCTCTGTAAATAATATTAGAAATGTCAGGTTGTAATTTTTCAAGTTCTTTTTTCATATCCGTTAAAATAACTGTGTTTAGTTGTAGCATTATAAACAAGCTACCCTATCCGTAAATAAGGTAGCTTTGAATAAATTACTTCTCAAATGAAAACTTCTCACCTAACAATTCAATTCTTTGTCCAAGTATTTGTAAATACTCATTCATCAATCTTGATTGTTTGTAAAGCAAGTCTTTGTTTGTTCTATCTAAGTCAACAAAATCTTGCGTTCTCATAAAGTCATTTAAAGCGTTTGTCTTTTCCGCTAACTCTCTCGCTTCTCTTAGAAGTCTGTCGTAAAATGTTTCTCCCATTTTAATTTGTATTTAATTTATTGCTTACTCTATAAAGTTTTCAGCATCCCTTTTATATCGCCAGTTTATAACACACAGTTAAACGCAACTATCGTAGACGTTTACCTTAACCGTTATGTAAAATTGCTTATAGCTTTAGAAATATACTTATTTCTTAAATCTTCTATTTCTTTTGGGCTATCTTGATGGTTCTTTACGCCTCTCCAATAAGCTAATTCTAAAGCCTTTTTAACTGATTCAGTCTTTACTTCTTTTTGTAAATTATCAAATATATCTTCTGTCATAATTTTAACTTTACATAACACAAGCTATAAATAAAAAGCCTATGCTATTGTTTTACATTTATTTAAGCTCTGTGGTACGGCTTTCAATTCATAGCCAAACCGTTATAAACAATTTAATTAGTTCTTAGTAAAGTAAGTGCCCACATTAAGTAAGTAGCAACTCCACAACATATTGCTATTAAAATGCCTATATTCTTTAATATTTCTTTATATCTCTTTTTCATAATCCAAACAATTTATATAATTATAACACGTAGTAAAAACAACTACGCAGATTTTTACTTCTAACATTATGTGTAATGCAAGTTTTCTCTAACTTTTTGCCAAGTTTCATACACTTCTTCAAGCTGTGTGCGTTTTTTGTGAGCTAGTCGTTCTTGTTCATTCAGTTTGGCAGGTGTGTATTTTTGGTTTCCAGTTGGGTTGTTATGCCAACCTTCAAATAATATACCCTTATCCCCATTCTCGAAATGCCAAACATCATTAAGCTCATAGTGTGTATGGCAAAAAATCATAAACTGTTGAAATTCTTTAAAGTCTTTAAACATATTTTTAAGTTTAAGGCACTACACATAACAATTTGTATAGTGTATAGCCAAGTTAATATTCGTTTTTAATAGCCAAGTTTTAGGTGTTGGCTACACACCATACAAGGGGCGTTGTGTGTAATGCTATTTTATGTAAATAGTCATAATAGTATAAATACCGTTTGATTGATTCTGCATTTCTCTTTCAGCATCTTCAACACTATCAAAGTATAAAGCTAAATTTATATCATTACCCCAACCCATTTCTAAATCTAGAAAATAATTACTTTTTTTTAATTCTTGTAAAATGTACTTTTTCATTTCAATTAATTTTTATAGTTAATAACCCGTTTCATTTCTGGTTTTTGGTTAATTATTCAGTTTATATTGAACATGCGCCCACCCACTAGCGTAGCCCATTTTTTTAGCGTGTTCGTGTAGCTCTGTCCGGCTTTTCCCTTTAGGGTTAAATTTAACTTTTCCCCCTCTAGTGCTTTTAATCTCTATAAATTCCGCTTTAATAGGCGCCTTTTTTTTGATCTTAAAAGGCTCTCCACAGTCGGAGCAAATACGCGCGCTCGCGTTATTCATCGCCTCGCAGCTCTCGCAAAGTTTAACCGGGGCCACTCCTGAGGCTGTCCGCCTCTTTTTAACTAGCTCCCAGGTCCTAGCGTCCTCCCATAGTCCATGCTCGTAGCAATTCGCGCCCATGTCTATAACCTTAAAGTCTGTTTTCCCCTCGTAGGTCCTCGAACCCCTCCCCACCATTTGAAGCCAAAGGGGTAGGCTCTTTGTAGCCCTGTTAACTATTACCGCCTCTATAGACGGCTCGTCGTAACCAGTAGTAAGGACCGAGCAATTAGACAAAATCATTGTTTTACCTTCTTTAAATTGCTGTAATATGCGCCTCCTATGAAAGTCCGGAGTATTGCCGTCTATGTGTGCCGCTTTATAACCCGCCCTTTGTAACATATCTACAGTTTTTTTAGAGTGCGCTACATTAACGTTAAAGATAATAGTCTTTTTACCTTTAGCAAATTTCTCATAATTCTCTAGTAACCCATCGTAAAGGCGTTGTTTGTCGAACTCCTGGTAAAGCGCTTTATTATTGTAGTCGTTCCCTGTCATTTTAACGTTACTAAGGTCGATTTTAGCGGCGTAAGTCCTCGCGGGAACTAAATAACCCTCCTCTAGTAGTTGGCCTATCGTTGTAGGCTCTGTTATAGCGTCGTAAACTTCATGAAGGCTGTTTTGTCCTCCTGTCCTTATTGGTGTAGCTGTGGCCCCAATAATTAGCGGGTCCGCTCCGCTCTCTCTATATCTAATTACTAGCTTATCGAAGGTCTGTTTGTGAGCCTCGTCTATAATTATAACGTCTACCTCTGGGAGTTCTCGCCGTCTGAGGGTGTCCACGCTAGCCAGGTAGCAATTATTTAAATTTTGCGGGTATCCTGGGGCTATAATAGTGGGGTTAAGGCCTAACCTTATTAGGTTGTCGTGTGCTTGGCTAATTAATTCTTTACGGTCGCAAACTATCATTATTTTAGCCCCCTTTTGTATTGCGGACTTTGCTATAGTGGTAAATACTACGGTTTTCCCGCCTCCTGTAGGTATGCAAAGAATCGCGCTTTTTTTACCTTGGTTAAAAGTCGCCCGGAGTGAGTTAATAGCCTGGTTTTGGTAGGGTCTTAGTTTCATAGTGTAGAGTTATGTAATAATATCGCAAAAATAACCCCTAACCCGAAAATTATAACAGGGCCTGTATATAACTAAGCTCCGCGCCTTTTGGGGTTTCTTCTTCTTCGTGTTTCATTGCACCGGTTTTTTAATATAAAGTAATGTTTTCTCGTTGTTAAATTCTACGAGCGGCTCGTCGGGGTAGTTGTTATAACCTCTCAAATAGTGATCTATTAAAATAAATAGCTCCTCTGGGTCTGGTGTTGCATGAATAGGCGCTACTAATTTCCCCTCGTGGTTTTTTACTAACTCCCCAGGAGCGGGGGCGGATACACTAAGGACCGCCCCGACATTCCCACGGAAATAGTTAACCATGCGGTTAAACTTCTCTCGCTCAATTCCTAAAGCCATGAGGGAGCCTCTAAGGTAATAACTCCGTCCTCTGCTAATACGTTGCCGAACTCATAACCGCCCGGCGTGCCGTCCCATTCTTTAAAGTCCTGGACCGCCTTAGCTACTTCTTTAAATCCTTGCGCTATAAACTCGGCGCTAACTTTATAAACCTGTGAGTTAAAAGGCGCTGAGGTTTCCACGGCTAAAATAAAAAAGTCGGGATTTTCCCCCGCAAAGTTTAGGGCGTTGTTAGCGTGTTGGTATAGTGCCGCTTGCCAGTAATAGCGATATTTAACAATATCTCTAATAAATGCCTTAGGGCTAGCGTCGGACGTTGTTTTTACGTCTAATATAAAGCCGTCTCCGTAACCATCGACAAAGCCCTTAAAAGGTACGCCCGCAAAATCCCACTCTATTAGCTCCTCGGCTCCTTTGAGTTTTTTAATTAGGATATTATTAGCGCTCGCCTTGGCTATCTTTTGCGCGTCCTCTAGGTCCTCGGGTTTAATGATCTCTTTACCCTCGTTTTGTGCCTCAAATTCTTTATAGGCGTTTGTCCCTCGTCTGCCTCCGTTCCATATTGCGTAAGTGTCTTCAAAGTTCTGAGGCTCTAAAATTAACGTGTGAATAAGTGAGCCTTTAACCATTGCGGGGCTACTTGTTTTTTCTCTATTCCAGTAGCTAATTAAGTGGTTAGGACTTTGTTTAAAAGCCTTTAGACTGGAATAACTTAGGGGTCTGTTTTGTTTCATGTGTTTAAAATTTAGTTAAGCCCCCCGGAGGGGGCTAGGGTTGAACTATTAAAACGGTAATTTACCGCCTTGAACTGGGTTAACTTCTTCGCCCGCCTCTGGCTCTGGCTCTGGCTCAGATACTACCGCCGCCCCGCTCGGGAACGGAGTAGATTTAATTAAAGCCTCGTAAAACTCGAGTTGTTCGGTGTCGTCCCATACTTCATTCCCTTTAACTTTGATTTTCTTCATTTCTGGGAGTCCGTTAGGGTTTTCCCTTGTGTAAACTGGTGCGATCTTTTGCCCGTCTTGGTAGGGTACTAAATAGCTGTTATAACGCCCTGTTTTCTCGTTTTTAATGTAGTAGCCTTTTAGCTCTACATCTTTAACTAGGTCTAACGCCGGGAGTCTTGAAAGAAACCCTTTAGCCGGTCCGCTAGATAGTGGTAGGCTTAATTTAACTTTACTCTCTGGCTCCTCTGGTGTAGAAATGTCTAAAAAAATATGAAGCCTAACGCCGTACTCTGAGGCCTCGGTTTCAATGTTATAAATCTGCCCCTCGTAGGTGTCGTAATGTAATTCGTGGACCGTCTGCCCCGCGTTTTTACCCTTTTCTAATACTCTGGGGGTTGCCCCTGTGGTGTTTTCGTCCACTCGTTGCACGAATTTACCGCCCATGAAGTTTAAATACTTTAAACCTCCGCTTTGTGTGTTTTTTGCTCCTCGCATATCTATTTTTGATTTTGTGGCCGTGTTTTGGCCTGGTTAATTAATTACTATTGTTTTATTTTTATTTTGCTCTATCCAACGCGCGGACTCTACTACGCCCTCGGCTAAAACGTCGCTCCGTTCTGAGGCTAGGGTTAAGGACGCTACTAACATATCTACCCCGCCCTCGTAGTCTATAAATAAAGAACCGTTTTCTAGTATTTGCAAATGTAGTTTAAATCTGTCGCTCATAGGTTTTCTATTGTTTCTGCTAATTTTAGCAAGTTATTTAAAATCGTTTCGTCCTGGATTTTCCCCGCTAGGGTGTTTTTAACTCTCGAAACGTTAGAGTTAGGAAAAGCTTTGAGGTATAAAGGGACTGCCCCCGTAGGTAGGCGCTCTTTTACGTCTTCTAGCTTGTGTAAAAATTCTGCTGTCATAGGTTATTTATTTAATTGTTATTTGGTTTCAATGTATAAGGGTCGTAAATATAGGGTTGGTATTTATAATGCCTTACCATTATTTTAGCCCTCTCCTCGGCCACTGGGTTTAAAAGGTTTACTATGTGCCCCTTTTTTAACTTTGCTACTAATACCCCTGTAGCTATTATTTTTTGCTGTTTAGTCATGGTTTAAAATATGTAGTTAATCATATCTAAATTATATTTTTCAAAAGTACTTTTTAAAAAACTAACCGCCTCCTCGTAGCTATTAAATTCTTTTCTAGTTTGTTTAAAATTGTTTTTTGAGTCTAAATAGTTAATATAACATTTCATAGTTTTGAGCTTTTAATTTTTTACTAAGTTAAACTTTTTTATCCTTCTACCAAAAATAAATTACTTTTTTTTTATTACAAATTATTTTATATGTTTGTAATCGTTGGGACGTTCTCAACATTAAAAAACTTAAACACATGGAAATATTGTTAATCACGGCCTCTATTATGTGGGTCCTAAATCTATTAAAAAATGAAGTATAATTATTGGGTAGTGCCTGGGATTACCTCAGCGAAAGAAATTAGGCGCGACGTTATTATTAGCGTTGTTTGTTCTGAGTTAAATGTTACATGGGACCATTTAATTAGTAAAACGCGGGTTACACCTATCCCGGATAGTAGAAAAATATTAGTTTACTGTCTTAAACAGTTCTCGCCGTACTGGTTTAAAACTACTACGGTAGGCCGTTTACTATCTCGCGATCATTCGAGCGTTATAGCAATGTTACACGCGGCGGAAAACTTAAAAGAGGGGGACCGAGTATTTAGCGAAAAATTAAATAAAGTAATAATGCGATTAAAAACTTACGACTTATGAATAAAGAGAAAACAGTTAACAACTTATTAAATGAAATGGTAGAGGCCCAGGTAATAACCGAAGCTCATAAAATTTTACTCCTCAACTGGATTGAAAAGGAAAAAATAGACTACGCTCAAAAAGTATTAAACGAATTAAAAACTAAAATTTTAAGCAATGAAGAAAATTAAACTAACCCGCCCGTTAATTACTTTCGACTTAGAAACTACGGGGTTAAATCCTAGGACTGATAGGATTATCGAAATATGTATTATTAAGTCATTTCCCGACGGAAGGAAAAAAGACGAAATTAAAACGCGTAAGATTAACCCTGAGCGCGCTATCCCCGAAATAGTAACCAAAATAACGGGGATTAAGGAAGCCGACGTTAAGGAGGCCCCGAAGTTTTACCAGGTGGCCGACTCCTTGGCGGAAATGTTAAAAGGTTGCGACGTGTGCGGGTTTAACTCTAACCGGTTCGACGTTCCTTTTCTGCTCCATGAGTTTGAACGTGTAGGAATTTACGACGCCTTTAACGAGGTTAATTTAGTGGACGTCTTTAACTTGTATTGTAAATATAACCCTAGGACCTTACAAGCGGCTTATTACGAGTACTGCGGGAAAACTTTAGACGCTCATAAAGCCGAGGAAGACGCTAAGGCCACTTTAGAGGTATTAAACGCAATTATTAACGATCATTCCGACGAAATAGAAGATAAATCCATAGAGGGGCTGGCTCAACTTTCTAAGCGTAAGGAAAACGTCGACGTGTTGGGGGTTGTTGTTAACTCTGAGCGTGGCCCTGTTTTCGCTATTGGAAAACACAAAGGCCAGTTAGTTAGTGAGTGTCGTTCTTATTGCGACTGGATTTTAACCGCCTCCGACTTTTCAGCAAATACTAAAAAAGTTATTGAAATGATTTTAAAAAACCCGAGCAAATGAAAAGAAAAGACAAACTAAACACTAAATTATTTCATTTTCACACTGGGACGGACGGTTTAAAAAGGCATCGAGAATTTATAAAAATGATAAATAAAAAAGGTTTTAAAATAGTTAATGCCTATACTTTATTTAACCACTTCGCTAAACACTCCCCGGAGTATTTATGTTATGTAGTACAGTTTAAAACGGCCTCTTAATCTTACTAAATAACCCTACGTTATAAGTCTTATTTATAACGTCATAACCTAGGCTAACCCCTAGGTTTTTTTTTGTGTTTATTAAAAGCGTGGGGGATAATCCGAACCGCTCCGCGCTGCCTGAGAATATAACGCCACCGGATAGGCTCCAACGCTTAACGATTACCTCGTTAGTAGTTACCTCTTTTATGGTGTCTACTCTGTTAATATATTTAGGAAATAAGGGCTTAAATTTAAGGTCTGAGCTAATTAACTCGCCTTTTACTAGCGCGCTAACCTCAATTAAGGCTAAGGAGTCGTTAAACTCTGTAGTGTATTCCTTAACCGAGTCGTTAATTACTACTACCTCGCTAGGGACCACCTCCCGGACTACCTTAACCACTTCGACAAAAGTAGTTTCCGGCTCTCCTGGTAAGTACTTTGTTAACGTCTTAGTTTTAACTATAACTTTACCCTCTCCGCCTCCGCTCTCATCGTTGCAACCTTTAAAAAGTAAGAACGCTAAAACCGCTATAATTGAAAATAAAATAAAATCCCTTTTCACTATACTTTTTTTCCTGTTATTTTTTCAAGTATTGGAGCGGTTGCCTTTTCTAATAGCTTGATTAAGTCATAACCCGCAAAACCTAGTAAAAAATCCCCGGTAAAATTCCAATAAGGAACGGCGGGTAAATACTCCGGGCTAATAAACTCCTCGTAAATTTGAGGTAGGAATAATAAAAAGGCAAAGGCGGTTATTAAATGCCCTACCCACCTAACCATGTGTTTAGGGTCAAAATATGCCCTAAACGAAAAGTTAGGCCCTTTTGCTTTTATCTTTGTTTTTAATGCAAACATGAAGCGGACTAATACCGCGAGGGCTAATATCAAAAAGTCCCATATATCAACTATAAAGGGGTGTTCTGCTAAACTCATTTTTTTGCTCTTGATTTTCTTTTTCTTGTTACTTTAGGCTTTGCCGTAGGTTTCGCCTTTGGCTTAACCGGAGCCGCCCAAATGTCGCCCTCTAGTGCCTTCTCTATTGTTTTTAAGTGAGCGTTAACTATTTTAACCTGTCCCGCGTAAGACATCATTAATTCCGCGTCCTCTCGTCTGTCCATAAAAAAGGACTCCGTTAAAATTGCGGGGCAACTGGTGTTTTTTAATACGTAAAAACTCGCCTCTTTGTCTTTGTCTCCGTCGGTTAAATCTGTCCTGGCCGCCTTGTCTGGGAACTCCTCGGCCATTGCCTCCATGTAGTAATCCGCTATAATATCGCTTTTAGTTTGCCCTTTAGAGGTGTAAACCTCAAAGCCAGTACCTCCGCCCGCGTTGCCGTGAACTGAAATATAAATAGCTTTACCCTTCCATAATGCCGCCAACTGGTTAGCCTTTTGGACCCTATCCCTTAAAGAGGTGTCCTCTGGTCCTGGAACTAAAATCTCCATTGGAACGCCTAAAGACTTTAACCTATAAGCTAATTTTTTTACGATCTCGCGGTTAAAATGCCCCTCGTAAATTGTGAAGCCGTCGGGAAATTTAAACATTTTAGACGGCGCGGTAGTATATTTACCTTTATCTAAACCTCCGTGTCCGTTGTCTAATATTATTAACGTATCCTTTCTCATTACTTTTTTCTTTTAGTGAATAATCTTTTTACCGCTATTATAATCCTCCTGTAGTTGAGGATTAAATAAACTATAATATTTACAAAGGTAAACAATTTAACTATAATAGATAAAAATAGGTTTACGTCCTCCAAATGTAGACTAATAAAGGACAAAACCCCGGTAGCTATTACGGTGTTTTTATCCCACGTATGCCAGTTAAAAAAATTTTGCATTTCATTAGCTTTTAGCCTTTTCGACGTGGTTAGGGTCTATTTTGTTTAATCCGTCCGCTATCCACTTCCCCAGGCGGGTTAGTTTATTAATTCGTTTATTTTTCCCTAGGACGTAGCTAATAGTCTCGTCCGCGTCGCCAAATGGACGGCCTCCGGGTTTTTTTAATAATGTGTTAAATAGTGGACCGCCTAAAACGTTCCCTAGTTGGTCGTAGCTAATAGCCACGTTTAAAAGGTACTTACTTTTATTACGGCTTAAAATTAAACCTATAACAAATAGAGCGCCCCCTAGAATAGAAACCGCTAAACGTGCTATAAAAGCTAATAAAGCGTTAATAATTATCACTAACATAGGTATTAATATCGTTAGTTATTTCGTCTTTCATGCTTTGCGTAAAAATACCGCTAAGGGCTAACCCTGTTATAGTATTTTGAGCCGTTAACCAACTCCCCGACTTTATTTCGTCCGCTACCGCTTTTAAATAAGCCTCTAAAGTTACTACCTCAATTACTGTATAAACCTCGTTAACTATGTCTATATATAACCCGGCTTGAAAGTGGTTATAATAGTTTACTCCGTCCTGTCTGTTTTTTTCGTACCTCTGAGCGTGTAACTCTACCAACTGAGCCGCGTCGGTAATTAACGAGAAACCCGCCGGGGCCGTCTCCTCGAATATTATAGCGGGGATACTCTCCCCGTCCTCTATGTAGTACTTTTTAGCCATTTTTTACAGTCCGTAAATTTGCCACCTCATCGCTATAGTATCATATACCAATATAGCGGACTTATTACTAAAATTAGTATTACCTCCGGGAATTAAAAACCTATTTTGTGCAATACTCCCCGGATCGTTATTCCTTAAAACTCCGCCGCTCCCTGTATTTTTTACAAATAGTAAATAACTTTTAGTTGGGTCCGGTACTTGTATACCTGTGAGTTTATAATTACCCGAAAAATTCAAACATATAGTAACCCCTCCGCTAAGGTTAGGAATAACTAAATCGTTAGTCTCCGCGTCAATATCTACCCCAATACCGGGGCCAAAAGTAATACCACTATTTAAAACGAGTGGATTATTAAAAACCGCCTCGCCAACTGGGCCAACCTCTACCCCTGAGACCGTCCGCGTAACTACGCCCCCAGCCTCCTTAACCTCTATAACTCCGTCTTTTAAATAGGAAACCGCCCCCGAGCTAGGCGCCGCGGGGGGGGTGTCTAAATTATCCCAATTTAAAAGGCTCTTAATTTTCATATTAAGCGCCTACTAACGAAAGTTTAAAAGTGTTATCCGTGCTATTTCCGTTAAATGTTACCTCGAACGTGTTAGCGTCTACCTCTGTTAAATCTGCTATTACTACGTCCCCCGTAGATATTTCTTTAACCTCGCTAACTGTTACGCTAATATTTTGGTTATGTACTACCGTGTAAGTAGTTTGTCCACCCGCAAAAACTCTAGTAACGTCCGCCTCTACGCTGTTTAAATCTACCCCGTAAGTTTTAGGAATAGAAAGCCCCGAAATAACACCCGCTAAAGTTGCCGGAGTAATTGCCAAGTCTGTAGCTGTTCCCGCTGTAGCCTCTGCCTGAGTCGCTAACTCTATTAATCCTTGTACTGTTTCGCTAGATACTACCGTAGTATCTACTAAAACCTTGGTCGCTGTTCCGTCGTAAAACTTAATTACGCTGTCGGTTGTGTTTTCCCAAATTTGCCCCGCTGTTGGTGTTACTGGGTCCGTTGCTAATCTTTCAAAGGCCCAACCTCTTAACTCGGAACTACCGACGCTAACTAAGTGGGTTAAAACTTTCTTTTCTGCCATTTTGTTTAATTTAATGAAGCTGTCCCACTAAAGGGAGCGTTAAAATTTATAGTTAATTCGTTATTTTCGTTTCCTGTGGCTAACACTACCGCCCCCTCTACTAAATTCCCGGCGGTATCGACTACCGTTATACTGGGAATTTTCCCCAAATTATGAGTAACTAACCAACTAGCCGAGGCCGTGGCTTGTATAAAGGTAAAATTTTTGTCGCTTATAATACCCGCCCCCGCTAATGTTTTTGGGCTAACAAATTTATCGTCTATTAACCCCGCGTTAACTTCCGCTTGTGTTGCTTGTCCTGGGTTTTCTTGGTATAGCCACTCTGTCCCGTTGGAGTAATAAACCCCTCGAGGGTAATAACTACCCCCTAACGAGCCAGGGAGCCACGGCGTACCCTCTGAGGCCTCCACAAAGTAAGAAACCCCCGCGTTAGCTGTTGGGTCTGGTAGGGCTGAGAAATTAGCTACGCCCTCGAGCGCTCCGCCTCCTCCGCATTCTGAGCTATCTCCGTAAAGTTTACCCATTTTTAATAGGTGTTGTTATTTTCTTGGTAATCCATAAGGCCGGAAATAGTTCCGCCTGTCGCTCCTGTGATCTCTATTTTAATCCAGTCCGCCCGCCAATTGTTAAGCTCTACCCCTTGCGAGCCGTTCCCTCCTGTTAGTGGTAGGCTAGGTACTGGTTTACACGTGTCCGGGTCCTTTAAATTCTTTTGCACCCAGTTAAAGCCGTCCGAACTTGCGTAAAAAGTGGCCACGGGGTCGCCTGTCGCTCCTGAGTAGTCAAACTGAACGTAAAACCCTATATTAGCATTTACGCAACGCGTAAATATAGGGGCGGAGTCCATCGCCTCCGCCTCAAAAATCACTATTTTATTGGTCTGCCGTGGCATTTTCTTTTGGTTTCATGTCGTTAAGAACTTCCAAGGCCCCCGCTATTTTTGTAAATATTTCGCGGCTTTGCGCTAATTGTTGCTCTAGGTTAATAATAGTGTCCCTTGTTTGCTCCTGTTGACTTCTAAGGTTTTTAATTCTCTCCTCTAGGGTTAACTCTTTGTTTTCTTCCATTGTATTAAATTTTAAGGTTAAGCCTCAAAATTAAACAATTTCTTCGTATTCTACTACATC